CTTACATCTTCAATACAAGAGGAAGACGATGAAGTATACGAAAGCAGTTAATATCTGGGACCCGACCATTGTCCAAGCCTTAGAGCAAGGCAATTTAAAGCTCCAGTGCGGCCAGTGGGTAAGGCTGGGCGACAACCCAAACCTTTCTCGGTTTGCTTACATCAAGCCAAATGGGCACATCCGGGCATACCACTACCCAAAGGCAGTGAGTCAGTTCCTGTCTAATCACTCAAAGAAAAAGGCTTGACACGCCCGTTAACCTCCTGTATAATAGTTTTTGTGGACTTACAACTTACAGGAGGTTAACATTAGGTGTCACATATGTAATGTTGAACTGGATACAAATGAAATTCAGTTGGACCCAAGAGATGGTAAATACCTTCCATGTCCTACTTGTCAGTCTGTAATTGAAGAAGCAGTAAACGAATCTGAAGAGGACAGCTCTTGGTTGGATGAACTCAAGGAGAGCTTAGATGACTTCCTCGGTGGCGATAGCTGAACATCAACCATGTCCAATGTGTAAATCTTCAGATGCATACACATTGTATTCTGATGGACATGGTTATTGTTTTAGTTGTCAAGGTTTTAAAAAGAAGGACATAGAACCTATGAATGAAACAGTAGTGCTTAACAGACCACGCCCAAAGATTAATTTACCTGCTATGCCAGAGACCTTCTCTGCTCTGGAAGACAGGGGCATCAACCAAAAGACTGCAGAGAAGTATAAAGTTTCTTACAATGAGAATGGACCCTTTGTTCACCACTACCCGTACACAAGGAAAGGTGAGTACGTTGCTTCCAAGAAGCGTAAGCGTGATACAAAAGGGTTCGCATGGGCCGGAGACACGGGGAACTTAGACCTGTTTGGTCAGGGTACCTTTCCTGCTGGGTGCGCCCCCGCCATCACAATTGTTGAGGGTGAGTGTGACGCACTAGCAGCCTACCAAATGAACGGTGGGTTCCCCGTTGTCTCTGTGCAAAGTGCCTCTACAGCGGAGAGGGATGTTCGGACTAACTTCGAGTATCTCTCTTCGTTTGAGGAGATCGTTATCTGCTTTGATGCAGACGAGGCAGGATCTGAGGCAGCTATCAAGGTTGCCAATGCCCTGCCAATCGGCAAGGTACGTATTCTTTCCCTGTCTGAGCACAAGGACGCCAATGATTATCTGCAGTACGGCAAGGGGAAAAAGTTCAAGCAGGAGTGGTACAACGCTGCCAAGTACACACCTGCTACCCTCAAGACTGGTAAGCAGCTTTGGGATGAGATCATCAATGTCCCTGATTATGAGACAGTCAGCTATCCTTTTGATGGCATAGACAAGATGACCTACGGTGTCCGGCTGTCTGAGCTTGTCATTGTCAATGCAGGCCACAAGGTAGGGAAGTCCACCTTTCTTGGTGAGATAACCCACCACATCCTGAATAACACAGATGCCGGTATTGGTCTCATGCGACTAGAGGAAAGCAATAGGGACTCAGCTCTCAACCTCATGTCTATCGAGGCAAACAAACGATTACACCTGCCTGATGTGTGGGAACAGTGTACAACGGAGGAGATCCGTGAGTACTATGATAAGACAATGAACACAGACAGGATCATCATCTGGGATCACTTTGGATCTAACTCAATTGAGGCTGTCCTCAACCAGATCAGGAACATGGCAGCACTGGGATGTAAGTACATCATCCTTGATCACATCTCTATCATTGTCTCTGATCAGTCAGGGGACGAACGGAAACAGCTAGATGAATTAGCAACTAAGGTGAAGTCTCTTTGCATGGAGATCAATGTCTGTGTCCTTGCTGTTGTCCACCAAAACAGAGAGGGCAAGATCCGGGGCTCTGCAGGCATTGAGCAGTTAGCTAACATTGTGATCCGACTAGAACGTGACAAGGAACATACAAATGACTTTGTACGCAACAGCACCAAGGTTGTTATCTCAGACAACAGGTTCTGTGGTGTAACAGGTCTTGCTTGCTACTTGTACTTTGATCAAGAGACTGGTAGGATGCTTGAATACACGGAAGAGCAGTTCCTTGAGTCTGCTGCTTCGGGAACCGTAGAAGGATGGTGAATTTGAAGGATGTACTTATATGACAGACAACTCAGAAACTACTGGGCACTCGACATTGAAACCGATGCTCTTGACGCAAGTCGTATCCACGTCTGCTGTGTTGAAAACCTCTCCACCGGAGATAAAAGAACGATCACGACTGCAGAAGAGTTTAGACTTTTTAAACAATCTGGGTTTGTGTATGTTACTCATAATGGCCTTAGCTTTGATATCCCTGTGCTTAATCGTCTATGGGGTACTAAAATTAGGTTATCAAGGGTTGTCGACACTCTGGTCCTTTCTTACCTCTATAACCCGAATCTTCCACGACCCGCTGGTTATACAGGAGGGAAAGGTCCTCATTCACTCGACTGCTGGGGATACCGACTCGGAGACTACAAAATAGGTTTCCATGATTGGTCTAAACTGACAGACGAGATGATTGAGTATTGTCAACAAGATGTATCTATAACATGCGAGCTATACAGACGCCTATCACAAAAGCTTGTTGACCTTGGTTACTCAGAAGAGAGTGCCTTACTTGAGCACAAGTTCAGGACTGTCATCAATGATCAGGAGAGAAATGGTTTTAAGTTCAACCGGACAAGAGCCAACTTCCTCTACCTCAGACTTCGGAGTATGGAGTATGAAACTCAGGCCACCATCAGAAGCTTCTTCAAGCCCAAGGAGGTTCTCAAAGGAGAATACGCCTACAGAGAAAAAGCTAATGGAGAACCCTTTGCTTCGTATCTACGGCACTGTGAAGAAAGTCCCAAGATCGTCTTTAACAAAGACAAAACCAGATACAGGACCTTCACTCTCCAAGAGTTTAACATTGGAAGTCCCGTTCAAAGACTTGAACGACTGCTCGATCTTGGATGGAAACCTAAAAAGAAAACCAAGTCAGGAAAAAACTGGGCAGTTGATGAAGAGTCCGTGGTGGAGTTTGCCACATCTTCGGGTAACAAATATGTAGGGTTGATTGCTGATTGGCTTGTCTACAATGGCAGGGCCAACATGATCAGGACTTGGCTCAACGAACTACAGGAGGATAGTTGTATTCATGGCAGCGTCTCATCGTGCGGTGCAGGGAGCAGGAGATGTACACATAGCGCACCTAACACTGCAAACATACCATCGGTTTACGCAAGGTTTGGTGTCGAATCACGAAGTCTATGGGTTGCCAGACCTGAGAGAGTTCTGGTTGGAGCAGATGCTAGTGGACTTGAAGGGAGGGTCTTTATACATTATCTGGGTTCGGAGGAAGCCAAGACCTTCATGCTCGGAGACCCCCACACTGAAAACGCAAACGCTATTAGTCGAGCAGTTGGTTTTGAGGTTTCAAGATCGTCAACTAAGAACCTTTTCTATGCAAGACTTTACGGAGCTTCCGATAAAAAGCTTGGGTCAATGCTGGGAGGCAACAGATCCTTGGGTGAAAAAGTTAGGTCTGCAATTGACACTAACATTCCCGGGTTTGAGAGTCTCGTCCAAAGCATCGGACAAGAGTACGAAAAAAATGGTGGACGACTTCAGACGGTCGACGGAGGTTTTGTCTCCTGCCCAAGTCCTCACGCTGCCCTAAACTACAAGTTCCAGAGTTGTGGAGCACTCATCATGAAACAAGCTGCTATCCTGTTGTCTGACAGGATACGAAAAGAAGGGCTTGACTGTCTAAAAGTTGGTGATATACACGACGAGTGGCAGTTTGATGTTGCTCCTACCCACGCAGAAAGAGTAGGAGATTTAGCATGTAGAGCGATGACACAAGCAGGTAAGGTGTTGAACCTTAACATTAAAATTGAAGGTGAATACAAGATCGGAAGAAACTGGGCAGAAACCCATTGACATTGTTTTGATCGTGTGTTATAATACTAATATGTTCAGTAACTAAGGAGTCGATGAAAGATGATCCTCAAAGATGTAACAGTAAATTGGTGCAAGCTTCTTGGAGCACCTCGGTTGAACTACAATGAAGACGGTCACGAGTGGACGGTTGATATTGTTGTAGACAAAGAACAACAAAAAATGCTCATGAAAAACGATGTAGGAGACTACTTCAAGACCAACGATAATGGAGAGACCTTCTTCAAGTATCGTCGGAACTCGGAGAAGCCAGATGGATCTCCTGCAGCACCAGTAGATATTTACGATGAGTACGGAGATGCTTGGCCCCAAGACCGCCTGATTGGCAATGGTTCTAAGGCGGAAGTAAAATTACTCATGGTAGAGATGAAACGAGGCAAAAATCGTGGTAAGTTCAAGCCAATTGTTCTTGCCCTGAAGATCACTGACCACGTTTCATATAGCGATGGTGAAGGGTTTAGTTTCAAAGCTAAGACCGGAGCCATTCCACAAGAAGCGCAAGGAGATAGTGACTGGTGATTTCGTTTCTCATAGGAGTTTGGACAGGCGGTGCCCTTCTGAACTTCTTAATCCAAAACCATGAGAGGCCATTTGAAAGCTCTTATAGTATTTTCCAAGAGTTTTTTATCTGGCCTTACAGGGTGTACCAACTGTACAGAAAGTAAAATATAATGATAGACAATCTGATAGAAGACATCTACAAAAGACTTGAGACACCTCAAGAGGTGAGCGAAGAGAACATAGATATTTTCTGTGACAATCTCAAAACTCTCCTTAAGGATCGCCTGTCTGAGGGAGAACGTTCTCCATTCCTTCGTATGTCTTCTATTGGTAAATGTTCTAGACAGGTATATTACGATCTGACAGAAGAGGAAGAGGGTGAGAAGCTTCTACCCCACACAAGGCTCAAGTTCTTGTACGGGGATCTTATTGAAGAGCTTGTCCTCTTTCTTGCCAGAGAGGCCGGTCACAAAGTTACAGACCAACAAAAAACTGTTGAGCTGGACGGAGTGGTCGGCCACATTGACGCAATCATTGACGGCAATCTTGTTGATGTTAAAAGTGCGTCTAAGTTTGCCTTCAAAAAGTTCAAAGAAGGTACCTTGGCAGAGGATGATCCTTTTGGATACGATCTTCAACTATCAGGGTACTCCGCCGCTCTTGGAGATATTGACGGTGCCTTTCTTGCAATGAACAAAGAGTCAGGAGAGCTTGCTTTACTCAAGAGATCCTCTGACTATATGAAGATGAACTTTCCTCACAAAAAGATTGAGAACCACAAAAAGAACCTACAGTCAGATTCACCACCAGATCGTCCCTACGAACCCGTACCAGATGGTAAGAGTGGAAACATGAAACTGGGTGTCAATTGTTCTTATTGCTCTCGTAAACAAGTGTG